TGTCCCCATCTGGGAATACATTCCCTGAGTGAAGACATCGATCATGTCGCCGCCTGACTTGTCGAAGTCAGACAACGGTCCCTCATCAGGAACAGAGAAGTGGATATATGACGCGATCGTTGAAGCGATGCCCTTGACACCGTTCTTCAGCTTGTCCATGTTATCCTTGAACCCTTTGACAAAGTTAGAGATCAAGTCAGAACCCCAACCTGTCGCCATCTCCACGATCTTGCCGGGAATATCAGCGAGACACTGCTGGATAGCGGACAGGAACTTCGGTCCCTGAGCAATGATGTTCGGTAATGCCTGAATGAGACCGCTTATCAATGCCATGATGATCTGTATTGCCGCCGTGATGATCTCGGGTAGGTTATCCAGGAGAGTCTCTACGATGACACCGATCGCCTCGATGATTGTCGGGATCAGTTCGGGCAGTGCATCAGCGATTCCCTTGACCACGGCCAGCAGGATCTTGATGCCTGCTTCAATAAGGCTCTTCAGTGTGGAGGGTTCGAGCAGAGCATTGACCAACGTCATGATCGCCTCGATCGCCACAGGAACAAGCTCAGGAAGAGCCTCGTTCAATGCACCGACCAATGACAGGATTATCTCGATCGCCGCTTCGAGCAGTGAGCTCAGGATGTCGGGATTAAGTAAAGCCGTCACCAAGGTGGTGATGATGCCGATCGCACTCTGGAGGATTGGATCCAAATTAGCAAGAAGTCCGTCAAGTAATGACTGGAGTATCTGCTGAGCCGCTCCCAGGAGCATCGTTATATTCTCAGGTGATAGCAGTGACGTGTTCAACGTGGTGATGATGGAAGTTACCATACCCACCAATCCGCTGAGGACTTCGGGCTGTGATACCGCCTGAATGACTGTGTTGATGACCGTTGTGATCGTGTTAATGATCGGGCCGATGTTCTTGGTGATGGAATCCATCGCCTGAGTGACCATTCCACTCAGTTTCTGAGCGAATGTGTCATAATCGCCTGTCTCGTTAGCCTCGTTCAGAGCGTTGGTGAACTCTCCAAGGAGGTCTACACCTTCACCCGACAACTCAGTCAGAGCAGGAAGCATCATGCCGCCGATAGCGTTCTGAGCCGCCTCAGCACCGTTCTTCAGTTTCTGGATATTGTCATCGAACGCACCGAAGCCTTCCAAGGTCTCGGAGTCCATGACATAGCCGACATCGTGAGCCTCTTGTCTGAGCTGATTCAGGGCATCTCCACCCGCCGCGATGAGAGGCTTGAGGTCACCTGCGGACTTACCGAGGACAGACATTGCCAACGCATCAGCCTCGGCCTCGTTGTCGATACCGCCAAGAGCAGTAATGACATCAGCAAAGACATCCTCAGAGTCTCGGAGGTTGCCTGCGGAATCCGTAACGGACACACCGAGCTTCTTGAAGTTCTCGATCATGCCCTTTGAGCCACCCTTAGCAGATGCCATGGACTTGGTTACCTTGACCAAAGAGCCCTGGATAGTCTCAACGGACGTGTCGACTAACTCGGCCGCATATTTCAGTTCCTGGAATGTATCTGTGGATATACCCGAGATTGTAGACTCTGTGAGAATCTCATCGGCACGAGAAGCCGCATCAATTGAAAGCTGACCGAGTTTCTTTCCAACGTCAACGATGCCCTTCCCGACCGCCGCAACGGCACCAACGGCCGCACCGGCAGCGGCGGCGATTGCCTTGAAGGCAGTCTGTGCGACTTTGGCGGCCGTCTGTAAGGCCGCTCCGAGTTTTCCCGCTTTATCACTTGCCTTGTCTGAGGAATCTCCAACCTTGTTGAGATCATCAGTCGCCTCGTCTGCTGCACCGTCCATGCCTTCAAGACCTTTTTCGGTCTTGACGATCTCGGCTGACAACTCAGCCAGAGCGGAAGTGGAAACCTCTGCACCATTATCCAACTGAGTCAGAGCATCCTTCTGGACCTGCTTCAAGACTTCCAAGCGATCGGATGTGATCTTCGCCTTGTCGGCAAGGAGCTGTTCCTTCTGCGCGGCGAGTTCAACATTGGATGGATCCAGCTCAAGAGCCTTCTCCACTTCCTTCAACGCTTTTTCGGTCTTTGCAAGAGCGACATCTGCATCCCTCAAGGCTTTGGTCAGTCCTGAAGTCTTGCCTTCGATCTCTATGGTTATGCCTTTGATGGAACCTTTTGACATTGTCTTACCCTCTTACCCGAAGAGTCTGTCTATATCTTCGGTCGTTGCTTTTTGTTCGTAGTTATAATCATCGTTGGAACGTTCCACGATGAGATCGAGCAACTCCCCCAACGTCAAGATGTTCAGGTCTTCTATCCGAAGACCTAATTGCAACGCGCGCAGTGTCAGCACTGCCGTGTTGATCTCTCTCGTTGAGGGTCTTACCCGTTTTTTGCCTTGCTTGATTGTTCAGAGCTTGACACCCATGTGGTGATGACTGCCGTCAACACTTCCTGGGAGTACAAAGCCTGAGAATTGAAACGGTTCAAGAATTCATAATAATCAGTCACATCACTGACCCTGTTGAGCATCTCGCCGATCTTCTCTTCCTGCGCTTGCACGCTCATGCAATAGAACAGAGCCAGCACATCGTTGATCTTCTCGGCTTCTCTTCCTTTGTCCGATAAAACGGACATAAGGTCAGTACCTGTGAATCTCTTGAACAGGATAGTCGTGAATCCGGTTGCTTTTACAGGAACCTCAGTCCCTCCAACAAAAATACTTTTCATGATTTGTCTCCTTTAATCTAAAAAAAGCCGGACAGGGGATTCCCCCGTCCGGCATAGGCTTATGATTCGCCGGCGGGAACCGGTACAGCAGAGTAGAAAGAGCTGTAAGCTGTATCACCCTCGTTGCAGTAGGTCTTGACCATTCCGTCATCGGGCCTCGGTGTCGCAGTCAGATCAACTGTCTGTGTAACGGGCTCAATGGAATCGCCTACAGTCTCGGATGTGATCTCAGGACGAGCAAGGTTTACTCTGTAGAAGCAGAACCTTCTCTTCTTCGCATCACCTGCGAACTCAAACATCAAAGCAATGAACTTAACTGTGTCATCCTTTGTCTCAACAACGAGACCGGTGTCAGAGTCGATCGTCTGTCCCAGAACTGCTGTCATAACATCATCGGGGATCAGAGCGGACTCGAAAGAACCGGAATAACCGCTGTTGGAGTTGAGCATGACGTAAGTAGAGTCATCAGCATAGAACGGGTCCTGTGATCCCTCAGGAGAGAGGGAGATATTCACTGCACCCGGCCAAGCCTTTACAGTACCATAGGAAGATGTCGTAACACCATCGCTTACGGTTTCTGTAACTACGGCATAATGTACGTTCTTCAGACCGTACATGATCTTGTTATCAGCCATGTTTATTTCCTCCTGGATTATGATTCTTCAGCGTTTGCTACGCCACCATAGATGGCGAGCGTGTAATACGTTTCAATGACGTGCTCTTCAGGGAGCCACGATTCCGACATCGTGTACGGAAGATCGAGTCCATCCAGAACCTCTTCAAGCGATGCCTGAAGTTCAAAGTCATGAACGAAAGCCTCGACCAATGTTAGTGTACATTCGGTAGTCTTGAAGAAGGTCTTGTTGTCCGCAAGGATGTTCGGATTGGTAATATCAGTCAGAACAACATACGGACAGGAAGTACCATCGGGAGCCTCTCCATAATGAGCACTAAAGCCGGCAGTATCTAATGCCTCATATAAGTCTTGTAATGTCATAAGTTGTTCAGCTCCTTCATAACAAGATCCTCAAGAAGTTTCTTGGTCGATTCCTCCACCGGCTTGATGTGAGGTCTTGCCGGGGTCCGTCCATGTTTCTTCTTGTCAGGACCGACAATGTCGTGTCCCTTCTCCAAGAGATGAGTCAAACGGTATGCAGGCTTGTTATAAACAACATAGCCGTCTGCCGTCTTCTTGTAGGTCCATCCTCGTGAATATTCACCGTCACCGAACTCGGCTGCGGACTTAGACTTGAGTTCCTTGACCGCCGACTTAGCAGCTTCCTGCGTGGCCGCGATCATGCACTCGTCTACTTCCACACCTAACTCGTTGAGGTATTCTTGGATGGCAAAGATATTATTCTTTTTCACTACTGATCACCGACTCTCTCTCCGACATACAGTTCAATACGATCGCGTCTCGGGCTGTATGTTCTGTAAACCGTGTAGTCACCACCATCCACGGCCAGACTCGTCTGACCGGAATAGTCACCCGAATATAAGTCCAGCTTGAACTCAGGACGGATTCCGCTCTGGTCTGCGCTGAAGAACTCGGACTGGCTTATAGAACTGCGAATGGCTTGCACCTTCGCACTTGACCGAGTCCTGATCGTCTGTCCCACTCTGTCCTTGCTGATGGTTTCGGTGTAGAGTGTCACTTCGACCAACTCTCTCATGATTCTTCCTCCGAATACTTCTCCATCTTCAGCATTGCCTTCTGATAGTCATAACGAGTCAGAAGGGTCTGCTGGTCAGATACTTCCATCAGGTCGCCGAACATCGCACGACAGTATGTGAGAACCGCCTGCACCACTCCCGGAGTTGCGGTCGCGGCTGTGTATGCGGCACCGGATGGTGTGTTGATGTCAGAAAACGACATATCCTGGAACGCCGCATTGATAAGGTCAGTGACCTCGCTCTTTGTGGCGGCAGTGGCATTCGTTATCCTGAGCGCATTAAGTACCTTGTTCTGCAACTCTGTGTCAGTCATGGTCTTTCTCCTTGTGTCATTGAAAAGATAACCCCACCCGAAGGTGGGGCGTGTGTGTCAGATCAGGACTCGCCTGCAACGGTAAGTCTTGCAAGAGCAGCGGGCTTTGTAACGCCAACGCCGGCCTTTACAGAACCAACAACCTTGACGAGATCCAGCTCAGCGAGCGAATAAGGATCGGTGATGAGCTTAACGGACTGACCATCGATGTAGTTAACCGTAACACCCTTCAGATCACCAACGATTGCATAGACATTGTCCTCTGTGGTTGTGTCTGCGAGATTCTCGTTGAAGATAACCTCAACACCGTTGATGAAGTACTTAGGTGTGCCGTTCTCAGTAACAACGTCATAGATAGGACGATCGTTGTTGTCAGCCAAAGAGAGGAATCCGGAGAAGAATGTAGCTCTCTTCATGATTGCAACAGGAGTGTCGATGTCGCCGAGCTCACCAAGAGCTGCGAAGATGGAATCCCAACCGAGGTTCTTATCAACGTCAACAACAAGACCGCCTGCTTCAGCGAGGATAGCACCAACAACAGTGTCATCGAGCTTCTTCATAACGCGATAGGTAATCTCATCAACGATGTAGTCCATCAGGTCAGCAGCGGACATTGCAAGAGCCTCGTCAGAGATCTTAATCCACTTCTTGATGGTCTCAGGGATGAGTGTGATTGTGCCAAGAGTCAAGGACTCTTCTGCAAGAGCGGGAGCACCTTCCTGATGGATGCCTGCATCGGAAGCAGATGCCTCATAGGGAACCTTTACGATGCCGGGAACGTTCAAGATAGAGCAACGAGAAGCGATGCCGAGCTTAGCCCAGTTTGTCTCGATCCTTGCCTGAACTGCCGTAGGAACGGGAGCCGTTCCGGAGTAAGTTGTTGCGAGCTCTGTTAAGAGAGCGCGGCACTCCTTGTCGGAGCCTGTCTTCATGTAATCAGCATAAGCTTCCATGTACTCAGCGGAGCTTCTGATCTCTTCCAATGTCTTCATGTGTCTTTCCTCCTTGACTGTGACATCTGTGTCGATTTTTTCTGTCTCGATCTCGCCGGAAGCAATAGCAGATCTCTCTTCTGCTTCAACCTTGGCTGCTTCGAGTGCTTCTGCGCGTCTGGTCTCAAGTTCGCTCATCTCAGACTTGAGTGTCTCTATCTCTTCGATAGACTCGGCACTCTCGATCTTGGAGCGGATCTCTTCAACAGACTGGGTGAACTCTTCATTTGTCATGAGTTAGTCCTCCTTTGTTAAAAGTAAAGATTGCGCCATGGCCTCAGCCTTGGCTTTTTCTATCTCCAAGCGTCTCTGTTCCATGAACTCCTCATGTGCCTTCGCGATCTCTCCGTCACAAACGCTGCGCACGCTTATTGATGTCTGGTCGTTAGCCGGCAGTGATACCGCCGACACATCAAAGAGCTTCTTGATCGAGGTAATCGTTCTTGTTACCTTGACCAAAGGCTTCATTCCTTCTCTCTCTTCCCTCACACGGTTGCGGATCTCGTTGCCGACAACAAAGCCGAAGCTCATCTTGGTGGTATATCCACCACCGATCTCTTCATAGAGCTGACGGCCGAGGGTCGTTCCTCCGAGCTCTGCTTCCATCTCAGGAATTGAAAAATCAAGAGCAAGTGTCTCGTTTGAGGTACGAGCAAATACTCGCCCCTGATGGTCGTACTGCATAATGACATCGGAAGTGTCGCACCCATCAAACGCATGACTGTCGATAACTTCCCACATCTCATACTCAAGATCTTCATCCTCAAAGCCGTAGAGACGATACGGGCTGTCATAAGTCGTGAACTGACCTCTGACGATCATCTTGTTCTCATCGTCTTCCGCTTTACGAATCTCAAAGTTCTGGAGATTTCTGTATTCTCTTTCACTCTTCACCGGCATTGTCTTTGTCCTCCTGTGCTTTAGGTTTCACCAACACGTCTCCCGTGTTGGCATCGATCATGTAATACTCACCTCTGACCGTCACACGCTGTCCGAGTCCGTTCGGGAGCGCGGGATAGTTCAGAAGCTCTCTGGCTTCATCTATCATCAGGAATCCACGGTCACCGAGATCGCGGATCATGTTCGTCTTGTCGCCCTGGCTCATGTACTGGAGCCTGTTCGCCACAGCAAGGACCTTCGCGCCGTCATCGATCTCTTTAGGCGAGAACGTCATCTTTGTCAGGACTTCCGAAAGCTGAATAGAGAACGGCTCGATCTCTGAGTTGAAGAACGAGTCCAGAACCTCCGAAGTCGCGGACGAATTGATGATCGACTCGTTCACTCCGAAGTAACTGAAGATGTTGTCCTGGATGAGTTTCGTTGTCGTTGCATCCATGACGTAGTTCTTCGGTGTCAGCTCGTGAACGTCTTCCCAGACGTTCGGGAAGACCAACACGCCATGTGCATCAGCATCAGGACCGAAGTTCTTCTCGTTGAACTCCTTCCTTGCTTTGACCAGGTCTTCCGACTTGGAGAAGTTCGTGAGCTTCGCCCAGAACTTATATGAAGCGGAAGACTTGATCGCCTCGACTATGCCCTGCTTCTGTATCTCAGTCAGGTCCATAGCACCACACAGGGCCTTGAGATTGCCCGAGCCGAACAGGTCGGACTCATACTGATGCTTGACCAGGATGCCTGCCTCCGAGAGCTTACAAGCGGCTTTCTTGTTGACTCCGAAGGTGTAGACGATCCACGGTGTTCCGTCTGCCGTCTGCCTCAGTTCACAGTTAGAGGGAAGAGAGGCAAAGTACCCGTTCACACGTCCCCACTCATTGAAGATGGGAAGAATGAAGCAGTTGTTCTGCGCATCCAGGATGGTTGAAACGTGAGCAAGGAACTGGCTCCATGTCTGGAACTGGTTCGGTGCTCTCTCGAACATCTTCCTTGTAGACTCTCCGACTCCCTGCACACTGATGCCGAGCTTCGAGATGTGCTTAGCCTTGGCATATATGGCCTTCCTCACCAACTCGGACTCATACAGTCCCGTCTGTCCCGTGATGAACACAGGTTCATAGGCTGAGAGCAGTTGCCATCTTTGCTTCAAGGTCGCCATCTCTGTCGGTGTCAGCTTGGTGCTGTCGTTCGACTTAAAGATCTTGTCAAATAAACCCATTCCTTCAGTCCTCGTTTTTCAAAAGGTCCTCAAGGACCTCGTAATGCTTTTGCCGCACGATCAGAGCGCACAAGGTCGCCGCAACTCCATCAATGTGGATGAAGTCACGGTCATCGATCTTCACGAGCCGTCTGCGCTTGGTCGTTCGTTCCTGTTCTGTCGCCGAATCCAACAGATGCGCGAGCATGATGTCGTTCCGGACAACTTTCAAAGATCCCTCTCTCAGTCGGTTCTCCAACTCGTCAATAGCAGGATTCAAGTTGAACCCCTGTCTAACATCATCGAGCGGATAGCCCTTCTGGCCGAGATGCTTGACCAGGTACATGGACGAATAATTGTCGTAGCCGGTCATCCTGGGGATGATCTCGTACTCCCTCAATAGCTTGTCCATGTACGTCTCTATGTCCTCATATTCGATGTACCCCTGTCCCGATGGTGTCAGATAACCCTTCTGGATCATCTCCAGATAGGGGATGTCATCACGGGCAGAAGCATCCTCGATCTTGTCGCCGGGGAGCCAGAAGTGAGACAAGAGGTATATGGTCCTCTGCTTCTCTATCAGATGCACCACGGCAGACAGGTCTGTCGTTCGTGACAGGTCGATGCCCGCCACGCAATAAGACCCCCGGAAATATTCCAGAGGGTCTTCTATCTCCACAACGGACTTCTGTACGTCTACCGCCTTCAGGAAGGCCGTTGATGAGTTCTGCTTAACGCAGCAATACTTGGTGAAGAACTCAGCCTTCTTGGAGAACGATGTCTCCGCAACGGCGATCTCTTCTCTCATGAAGTCGACCGAGATGGAGATCCCGAGGTTCGGATTCGCCTTCTTCAGTTCTTCCATGTCGTTCCACTTGTCCAGATCATCGATGTGGTATAAGAACGGCAGGAGCCTCTGTTCCTTGCTCGACCCCTTCAACACTTTCGTGGCTCTGGAGTAGAGCTCGTCATAAGGACCGCCGTTGATGTAACCGGCTGTCGTTATGGACAGGAGCAACGGTTCGCGCCTTGATCCCATCGAGGACTTCAGGACTTCATAAAACTTCTTCCCCTGTGTCGCAGGCCAAGCGGCCAACTCGTCACAGATGCCGAGTGAAATATTAAAACCGTCACTCGTGTTGGCATTGAAAGCCAGCGGAGCAACGGTCGTGTTACGATCGGCATAGTATATGTCCGACCTTCGCCGCTTGACTCGCTTCAGAAGGTCAGGTTCGAACCTCAGCATTTGATAAAAGCCATCATAACCGAGGTTCGCTTGTGCAAGTTTGGGAGCGGTGAAGTATATCTCGCCACCATACTCCCCTGTGAAGGCCTCAAGTTCTGCCGCACCCGAGACAAGTAACGTCTTGCCGTTCTTACGTCCCAGCCCGATCAGGACTTCCCGGTACCACCGAGCACCTTCCGCATCTACGATTCCATAGATCGCGGAGATCATAGCCTTCTGCCAAAGTTCCAGTCTTATCCGCTCAGGAGCCCACATCCCTTTGACATGGTGACAAAACCTCTCGAAGAACTCGATCGCCTTGGCGGCTTTGTCCTCGTCCAGTCGGTAGACCTTCTCTTTGATGTTCCGATGGATGAGATCATACACGGCTTTGATGTCTTCATTAGCCGGAAGTTTTCCGCTGTTGATCTTCCTTCGGTATTGTTCAATATAGTTCACTTAGCCAGGAACGACTGCAAGTCATCCACGGATTCCACTTCCGGCTTGGTCCCGAGTCTTGTGATCGTGTCGATCATTCCTGCAACAGTCTTGTTAAGTTGGTCAGTAAAGCGAGGCATCTCCTTCAGGATTGGATCCAGATACTGGTTGCCGCCGTGCCCGTAATCCTTTTCAACTCGCATCGCGCCCTTCTCAATCTCCTTCTTCATCATGGCGATTGTGTCGCGCTGCATTTGAAAGCTTTCAGCCTGCGCTCGAAGGAGCGGATTGTCTGCAACTCCCCACTCCTTTGCCATCTGCATGACCGCTTCAAAGTCTGAAGCGGTCGCGGTCTTCTTTTTGACCGTGGTTGGCTTCTTTTTCGCTGTTGTCTTCTTTGTCGGTGACTTTTTCACCGATGTCTTTGTCCTTTCCATGTTATAGACCTCCAAAAAGTTTAGTCCTAATAAACGGACTAAAAAAAGACCTGCACGGAACAGTGCAGGCAATGAAGAC